CCCACTTTAAAACCCTGCTGCCGGGCGGCCATTTATGCCGCTTCATTCAAAAGTTTTTTGCCTATCTCACTATGGTATTTTGATACCATTGTCATAGCGTCAAAGACGGAAACGGCCCCGTCTATCCTCATACGCTTTTCAATCTTCACTGGCTTCATGCGGCTATCATTCATATTGATTTCCACGGCCACGTTAAGAAGATGTGACGCCAAAAGGGTGTTGTCCCCCAGGTTATACTTTCCGTCCTTTAAATCCCCCTCAAACTGGTGTAGGATTGGCGTTAAGTTCGTGCCCTGGTAAACGTCATCCACCTGGAACCCGGCCATTTTAAGGTCATCAATCAAATACCCGGCCATGTATCTGTCATAGCCGATTTTTAACGGGCGGATTTTGTAAACCTTTACCAGGTCAATAAACCATTTATACACATCCTTATAGTCCACCTGGTTTTCCCCGGATATTTCCAAAAATCCCTTTTCCCGGTAAATGTTATATGGCACGTTATCTTCGTTCACGGCTATTTCATACCGTTTCTTTGGCATGTAGAATTTTGTAATAACATTCCATTTTCCGTTTTTCCAAATAACGATTGATGCCGCCGTAAGGTCCGTGGTTCGTGAAAGGTCTATGCCGCCCACACAATAACATCCCCGGTACTCTTCCAGGGTAATCTTTATATCCTCGTTTACCGCTTTCATTACATCCCAATAGTCCAACCATGCCACACTGGAATTTTGCTTGATATTGCAGTATTTTGTCATAAACTCCACTTTCTTTGAAAGGGATGTTTTTGCAATCTCTATTTGCTCTAAATAAAATTCCTCTGATACGGACACGCCCAGGTTTGGGTTACTCTTTTTCAATTCCTCTATTGTGTCCCATGCTTCCAGGTTGTCAATCATGTAAATAAACGGCAAAATCCTGGTTTCTTTTGAATTTCCTTTGAGGAATGAAGTAGAACGCCGCATAAGTTCATCATAAATTCCATCATTGATGTACCCAGCCGTGGATATTGACATGATAAGCGGCTGTTTTCTTGCACCCAGGGCGGAAGTCATAACCTCATACTGTTTTAGTCCCTGGTCCCCCGGCCATGCTTCCATCTCGTCATTGACAACCATTTGAGGGTTGAAACCATCCGACTTTTTAGAGTTAAACGCAATCTTTTTTACACTGGTGTTAAACTCTTTAATATAAATATCACTTCGGCGTTTCTTGGTTATGCTTTCCAGTTCATCATCCGCCTGGACAATCTGGTAAAAGGCGTCATATACAAGGTCTGCCTGGTCCAGTTTAGGGGCAAGGAAATAAACCTTTGCCCCGTACTCTCCATCTATGTAAGTCATGTATGCCGCTATGGCTGCGGCAAACAAGGTTTTTCCGTTCTTACGGGCCACCACAATAAAAACTTCTCTAAATTGTCTGTACCCGGTCTTTTTATCCATAATGCCAAAAATGGCACTTACTATGGCCTTTTGCCATAGTTCCAATTTCAGTAAATCGTTACGTCCCTCTGAATGGTGGCAAAAGTTTTCTATGAAGTTGATAGCCTTATTTGCCTTGTCCCCGTCAAAATCCCATTTGCCACTTTTTAAACCATTCACAAGGATTTCATAAATGGTCTTTATCCACTTTCCTACTGTTACGGTGCCGTTTTGTATGGCTTCCCAATACTGGAAAATGTAATTGTTATCCATTCCGCAATGCTGCCAGTCTGCTTATATTTTTCTTTTCTTTCGGTGGCAAATACTCAATAAGCGTGTGAATAATTGCCGTATATTGGCGTGAATATTTTTCATAAATCGTGGCTGATGGGTGGGCCTTTACAAACTTTTGGGAAGCGTTGACCGTTTCCGTTGTAAGCCCCTCTTTTTTCAATTCTTCTTTTGCCTGGAAGCAAGCCACTTTCAAAAACGCCGCTTCCTCAACCAATGAATTTACAAGGCTTTTCTTGTCCTCGTCATCAATCCCGGCAAACATGGGGGCTAAAAATTCTATCTCTTTTTTTATCCTGGCATTTGTCAGTTTATTTATTCTTTTGGGTGCTTTCTTCCCATTACTTTTTTCATTTTCTGCCATATTCTAACCCCCCTCATATGCGTGCGACCTTGCAGAGTTTTTTTGAGGTATCTCCCTCGGTTCTTTCGGCCCCTCTCAAAATCTGCCCACCGGGGGGTGGTGTCTGCTGCACCATTTCTTTTGGCGGTAATAATTTTCCGTCACTATCAAAACGGTAACGGGTGTTAGGCTTTGCCTTATGCTCTTTGTTGTGGCAATCCTCGCAAAGGTATTCCAGGTTTGCCGGGTCCAATGTCACGCTTGCATCATGCACATTGTTTGGTGTGATGTATTCTTTGTGGTGGACAATCACACCGGGAACATAAAGCCCGGCCGCCTTGCACCGCTCACACAAACCATTTGCCCGTTTAATAACTGTCTGCCTGGTTCTCTTCCATGCTGCTGATTGATAGAAACCTTTTGCATATTCTTTCAACTGCTGCCACCGTCCTTTCTTTCATGCTCAAAGGCTTATGAGTGCATCCCACCCATAAGCCCATGTTAATATAAATCACTGCTACATTCTGACCCATTTACTGGCCGCCCTCTTCCTGCCCTGCTGCCGCCCGGCAACATATCCATTGCCTGGGCAACCAGTGTTATAAACTCCGTGCGGTACTCATAGAATTGGCGGCGGCCACACAAGGCATCTGCTATGTACTCATAAGGCGTGTTATATACAATGCTCTTATAAATCTTCTCCTGCATCTGCCGCCGTGCCCGGATGCTCTCGATATTCCCACATGAATTACACAAGGCATCATTTACGATAGCGGCGGCCTTAATATCAAAGGCACTGGCTTTCTTTGTCTTTATTCTCTTTTTCCGCTTCTCATTGCCTTGTATAATACTCCTGGCTATGGTCTTAATATCTGCATCCATTTTGTCCAATCTACTGCCGCCCCCCCCTATTCTTCATAGGTTTTCTTTGATGTTTCCGTGCGTTCTACCTTGATGCTCTCTTTTGCCATCTTGGAAACTTTTGCCCTTACGCCCTGCCCAACGTCAATGGTAACGCCTTTCATGTGCCGGGCTTCTATGGCATCCACAACGTCAAGCATGATAGTAACCACGTCCTGGTCTATGGGTCTTTCCGCATTACTGCCAAATAATTCCGTAATACGGTTCTTTGCCTTTTGCACACGCTCTTTGCTTTCTGCATACTTCTTGGCTTCGTCACACTCGCACCTACACGTTGCCGCTTCGTTTACCTCTTCCTGGCTCCATGTTTTCGGTGCGTAAATAATCCCGGACTGTCCGCAAAATTTACAATACCCTGTTTGTGTTTTGGTTTCCTCTGTCACTTCCTGGCCGCCGTCCTGCTCCATTTCCCTTAAATCCTCTTCTGGTATCTCATGGCCGCCGTCTGTTTTTTTCTCCATGTCCTATTCTCCTTTCCCTTTCTTCGCCTGTTTATAGGCATCCATGGCAACGGTCAATACTTCCGCTGACTGCTCCACGGTAAGCCAGTCCCCTTTTGCCAATAATGCCAAATTTTTATTTATTGTTTCCAGGGTTTCTTCCAGTGTTATATTTTGCAATGGTTTTCCTGCTGCCAAATCTGCTATTGCTTTTATAACTGGTCTTTTAAAACAATCGTCCACTGTTGCCATATTGGCTTCAATCACGCTTTCCGCCCTGGTCTTTCTGTGCTTCTCGCACCCACGGCACGGTTCCTTTGCAAACATCCCCCCAGGCATTGGCACGCCGTCACACATTCCGTCAATCCACGGTGCATTTATGCACTTTGCAAGTGGCATCCGCTCCGGGTCCTGCAAGTACTCCATAATCTCCGTTTTTGCTTCCTCTGCCCCATAGCAAACCACTGTTTTATAACCCTGCTGCCGCAACGCCGCCATATACTCTTCCTGTGCTTTTGTCGGCTTATTGTTCCCATACTTCATTTCCAGGTAAAGCCCATGGAAATTGTGACTTGCAACGGGCAGCACTACATCCGGCACGCCTGTTTTTAACCCCATTGCCTTTAATACCGCCCCGTTTGTCCGCTTGCCCTCGTTTGGGACGTGGTACATGAGGGAAAGGCACGGTAACACATGGGCGTTGCGTTCCGCCCAGTTAAAAAGGCTTATCTGCTCCGTGGTTTCCCCTCTCTTCATGTTCTGCAAATTCATGTTCCATTCTCCTATTCTTCCTCAATGGCATATTCCCGTTTACGCCGTTTGCAATCTTCCAACATGGCTTCCAAAATTCCCACTTCCTCGTCATTTAACCAGGTATAATATTTTTCAAGCATTTTTAAGGCGTGCAATTTCCTGGCATTGGCCTTTTCCTCTTCGGTTGTGTCGGTATCTGACACATTGGCTTCCCTGGTTTCATCCTCTAAGGTCTTGCGGTGCTTTTTCTTTTCTTCGGTCATGGTCTTTATTTCCTCGGCACCCAGTCCGCCCTTATCCTCTGCCGCCTGGGCAATTTCTTTTTGGGTGTCCTCGTCCGCCTTGGCCGCTTCCACGGCCGCCGTAATTCCTAAATTGCCTTTCTGGAATTGCTCTTTTACTTCCGGCGTGGCATTATCGCTTATGGTGTTTAAGGTTCTGATTTTCGGCACCGTTTCCCCCATTACTGCTGCCACATAGTCCCGGACCCTCTGCCCGGCTTCCAGAATAAGCAATCCCTCTTTCCTCGCCTGGGTCAATACTTCTTTCCAGTCTGCCGCCTGGGTCATAAGGTCATAGTCTGTCATTTTGCGGTTAAAGGTATTACCTACCAAAAGGGAAATTCTAAATTCAATTTCTGTCATGTCTTTATAGCGGCACGGTATATTTTCAAATTCTGTTTTCCCCTCTGCCACCAACATTTTGATTGCCGCAAGTCTGCGGTGGCCGGAATGTAACCAATATTCCCCGTTTACCCGTCCCAATACAAGCGGCTCCTGCAATCCATCCATGGAAATACCCGTTGCCAGGTCATCCAGTCCGTCCATACTGTACTTGTTATGTTTTGTAACTACAATGTCCTGGTAATTCAATGTGATTTCCTGGTAATCTTTGTTTTTCCCTGTTTCCGCCATGGTGGCGGCGTTCATAATGTCTAAAATATTAAATCCCATGCTTTCAACTCCTTTCCCCTGCTGCCAGGTGTCCAAATTTCTGCACATATTCCGCCACAAAGGCTTTATAGTCCTGGGCGGCTCCGCTGCGGATGCTATAATGCAACGGGGTTTGACGGTAAAACGTGGCATCCTTGGTCTTTTTGGAATGTCTGATTTTCTGCTTGAATACTGGGCAACTTCCCTTTGTCCTTAACCACATTTCCGCCGCTTCGCTTGTGTCCGTTCTCTCATAATCTGCAATAAGGCATCCGGCAAGCCTGGCCTTGGGGTTTAATGCCCGTATTTGGTTTATCTGCTCCACCAACTCTTCCAGGCCATCCAGGGAATAGGCATCTAAGCACACGGGTATAATGATTTCATCCGTTGCCACCATTGCATTTATGACATTCATCCCCAAATCCGGCGGATTGTCTATAATGCAATAATCATATTGCCCGGCAACCTCTTCCAGGGCGTGCTTGTATCGGTCATGTTGGGCACGGTTCTTTTCTGCCTTAATTTCTAATTCCGCCAACTCCATGAAATAATTGCACGGTATAATGTCCAGGTTCTTTTCCCTGGTGTCCCGGATATTTCCGACAATCCGCCCGGTCTTAATTATCCGGCACGCTTCGGCTTCCTCTTCCCGGCGGTACACTTCAAACAAACGGGATGCGTTGCCCTGCTTGTCATTGTCAAATAATAAAACCCTGCTGCCAGGCCGCTTTCTCCGCTTGTCCCCCTCTGCCAATAACTCCGCCATAGAAACGGCGGTGGTGGTTTTGGCAACGCCACCCTTTAGGTTGATGATTGAAATAACTTTCATGTGTGTTATGCTCCTTTCGCTCAATTCCGCACCATACGGGCGTATATGTAAAATGCCGCATTGATACCGTTGTATTTAACCTCTGCATCCAGGTATCTAAATCCTGGGTATGCCTTTTCCATCTGTTCTTTCAAAACTTCGTTGTCCTTTGCCATGCGTTCCACTTTGCTTTTTTTGAATTTTGAATAACTGCGTGTAGGTTCCGGCGGCTTTTTAAGGTTTTTGGACGGGCACCACCGTTTTGTCCCGTGTGGGTTCTGTGTTATGTAGGTTGCAAGGCCAGTAATCAGAAAATCGTCATCCGGCTTAATGCGGCGTGTGTTTGGGCGGTCGCATTTTCCCCATAATTCCTCTAACTCGTCACGGTCCACGCCGTCCCCGGATAACAGAATGTGAAAATGGGGACGTTTGTACCCGTCAAAAGCCAGGATATAAATATACTTGGCATTTTCAAGCCCTGCCTTTTTCCGGCGGCGGTTGATGCGTTTAATAAAATTCGTTATGTCTTTCTTTGCCCGGTCCACATCATCCGGCAAACAATCATCATTCCACCCAAACGTAGCCCAAATATCCCCTTTCCCAAAATTGATATTGGCAAGGCGTATTAAATACCGTCTTGCGTTTTTCTCGTTAAGGTTTTTCTGTGACGGCCTGGTTTCTCTTTTCTGTTTCGTCACTGGCATATTGCTTTTATCTTTAAAGGACGGGTACACCTGGGCTTCTAACAGTGTGGTGCCACTTTTGATGTTTGTTGACTTCGTGGTGGTAGTCCTATAAAGGCACTCCACCTTTCCGTCTTTCATCAACCGTTCCAATTCCCATTCCTCTAAGTTCTCAATCTGTTTTTGGTATGCTTCCTCATAATCGTAGTCATCATAATGCCTTTTTCTCATAGTTCCCCACCTTTATGTAAAACGCCCCTTACCCTGCTGCCAGGGTGCCTTTATCTATTGCCTATGTATCAAAATAAAATATAGGTGTCTGATATGCTAATACCCATTACAAGGACGGGGAAGTGCTTCCGCTTCATTAAATTTCAATCAAAAAGCCAGTCTATTGCCATTTTGACAACTGCAAAACCCAAAACGGCCAGGCCGCCCAAAATCAGCATTGCCGCCGCTGCTACTCCAATAATTATGTAAAACATAACCCTTTTCCACCTTTCTTTTCTATATATAGTAGAAAGTGCTTTTATTTTTCTATATGTTGTGCTATACTGACTTTGTTAGTTCCAACCCGGTTGTTTTGGTTCCCCACCTTGCAACCGGGTTTCGCTTTTTCTTTTTACGCTTCCGGCAATTCTCCAAACATTTTTTCGTAAATGTCCGTTGCATGTCTCATTAAAAGGCTCTTTGCTTCCTCTTCCTGGATGGCTTCCCCATACGTGCTATAATCTTCCTCATGGGTTAAAAGCCAATTTCCTTTTGCAGATTTCCATAATTCGCACGGATATGTCCGGCCAACCTCTTTTCCCGGATACATAGAACGGGTTAAAAAAGTATCTACCCGGTACCACTTTCTAACCTCTGCCACTTTTTCCATCTTCTCGGTGTTATACTTCATGCCCTTAATTACAAATTCCATTTTCTTCCTCGCATTTCCAGTAATATTCATTGATAATCAGCATTTCTTTGGATGCAATCAGCGTTACACCCAACGGGACCGTGAAAAGTGCTATGGTTGCATCCCCGTCCAATAATTTGACTGCTACCACGGTAAGGATAAGCACCGCCACCCCATGTAACTTTTGGGTAATGAAATACCTTTTTCTTTCTCGCTTTTCCCTTAATGCCTTTTTTCTCTTTCTTTCACGCTCTTTGGCATCCATGTAGCCCATGGCATAGGCGTGTTCTATCATTGCCGTACATGCTTCCCGGCTGACCGTCTGTAATTCTGCTACCATGTTAAGTTCCTCGCTTTCCTTACTGGCTTACCTTGTACTTATCCACAATATCCACAATCTGGTCCATAATAACTTCTAATTCTTCAACCCTCATGGCCTTATCATCAATATAGAAGTCTGCATAAATCTTTCTTGTGTCATTTCCCCACATGGCCGTCTGTTCTGGCAATGGTGCATTTATGGCATCAAATACAATCCCTTGAGCCTTGCACCATTCCACCGCCGCTTCTAAGTCTTTCCCGGCTCTGCTTGTCCAGAGGATAACTTTATGCCCCTGGGCTTTTAACAGTTTTACGGCCGCCACAATCTTTGGCTTTGCTTCTATGATTTCCGGGAACCTGGTAATGGCAAGGGTGTCGTCAAAATCTACCGCATAAACCGCCATACTATCCCACCTTTCCCGTTTCCATGCCAGAATTATCCATTGCCTGGTGTCCTGCTTCCGCCTGGCTCATTTCATATTTCAGTAACATGGCCGCCACTTGTACCATTTCACAAGCGGCATCAATAGCCTGGTTGTAAATCGCCGTTGGGCTTGTTTCCTTTTCCAGGAAAGGAGCAATTTCCCGGCCCCGTACCCGGTCCCATAATACGCCCATGGAAGATTTCACATTGTCCATGGCTTCCTGGGCTTCCTCTACCTCTTCCAACGTCACGGCGTACCCCTCATGGGTGGAAGCAAATAACGGAAATTTTGCATTTGCCCGGTTTAACTCTGCCAGGGCGGCCGTTTCAACTTCTTTTCTTAATTCAATCATTGCCATGGTCTGTGTCCTCGCTTTCCATATCCTTTAAAACCTGGATTGCAAATTGTTCCGCTTCGTTTTCGTCAAACTCCTGGCCCAGGCAATCCTGCATAAAGTGTTTGTATTCATGTGCCAGGGTTTCTATAATGCTTGTTTCCTTGTCTGGTATCTCTTCCGCAAGGTAAATACTCTTTTCAGACGGAATGTAACAACCAAATCCCTTTTGGCCGTCTGGGCTTTCGATACAGTCAAATCCCTCTGCAATATGTAAATATACTTTTTCTTTTACAGAATGGTTTTCTTCCAGGTATTTAATTGCCCGGTTGATGGCATCATTGCAAATTACAATCATTCTTCCTTGTCCTCACTTTCCTGGACTCGTTCCCCTGCTGCCTGGCTTTTCTTCTCCGGGGTGTAATTGCTTCTGTCCTCACATTCCTTACATTTGTCGGCATCACATTTCAGCCCCGTATGATGGCCGCATGTGTCACAACTCCAACAATCCACGGCCTGGCCCTTACTCTCTTTCGGTTCCACTGCTGCCGCCTGGTCTTTCTTACTTCCAAAATCCATACGCACGGTAATAGGCGGCATTTTCGCCATGGCTCCCATAGTCTTTTCCATTTCTTCAAACGCCGCTTTTATCTGCTCCCGGTGTTCTTCCTGGTTTACTTTTATAGTCCGCAATTCCTCAATACGGTTTTGGGCAAGTGTATCAATAAGGCGGTGTAAGGATGCGGTGGTACTCTCCACGCCGTTTTCTTTCATCCAGGCTTCAAAAATCGTAACCACCGCCCCGGTAATCTGCTCATATTCTGCATGAAAACCCGTGCTTTCCTCTTCTGCATCCAGTGTGTTAAGAAACTCCGGCTTTTTCCCGGTAATCATTGCCTGGATATAAAAGCCCGGCACGTCTGCTTTTACTGCATTGCCAATCAGTTCCGCCTTGGTCGCTTCTCTCATAAGGTTGTAATATTCCGTGTGCTTCATGTCCACGGTGCCATCACTTGTAAATCCATCCATAAATCCCATACTTTTATCCTCGCTTTCTTATCTGTAAATTGGTGTAGTGAAATGATAAAGCGGCTTTTCCGTTTCCACCGCTTCCCGGTTCTTATAAATCATAAGTGTAAAACGGTCCTGGCCCTCGTCAT